TACTATAAGATGGGGAATGGATCGTTTGATGATAAAGCAAACGGAGCTGTTCACGATCAGCATGCACCTGGGTTTGGTGCTGAGGTTGTAGTCAACGGGGATTTTACTGGTGATGCTAGTGAATGGGATAACCTAGTAAACGCGGCTATTGATAATACTACGGGCGTAGCTACTATATCTGTACCCTCAGAAGGCACACACTCGTACATAAGTCAAAATGTTACATTTACCAATGGTGGAACCTATCGGATTGATCTTAGTCTTAAAGGAAATGCAGCTGCTGTCAGCCAGGGTGAGAGAGTAAGAATTAGAGATAATGCTAGCGGAAATGGGGGATTAAACCATTCTCAAACAGCTACACTTTTAACTGGCGAAGTTCAAAATCTAAGGTTTTATTGGGTTGCAAATAGCAACAGCGATAAGATTAGAATAGCTAGACACTCGGATAATGACGCTGCTTACGAAATAGAAGTTTATAACGTATCAATAAAAAAACTAAACGGTCTCCCAGGTTTAACGTCTGGTGGGCCAACATTCACCTCTGACACCCCTTAATAAAACAATTATGAATACTACATACGTAATACTAAATACAACAGAGGTAAAGGATGAAGATGGTGAAGTCCTTATAGATTTTTCTCAGCTATCTAACCGTAACGCTGGTATGTTACGCTACAGCACAGACGGTAGCAAAGCCTTAGTTAAATACAGAGGAGATCAACCATCGTTTTTAGAGGGGAAGACAACGTACACACACGCAGAGATAATGGTTGTGTTAAGAGATACTGACGGGGATTGGTACACTGAACCTGATTAACCTTCTAGTTCTCGGTATACTCTTTGCACAAGAAGCCTAGCCTTTTGAGTTAGTGCATAGCGAACCCTATAGTTAAACTTAGTCTCATCCCTAAAGAGGTGATCTTCATACGTATTAGATGGGGTTAGTTTATCAAAGTGTTTATATATATACCCTTTTTTAGCTAAGGGATATATGAAGCGGTTCTTGGTATTATTCTTGTTCATCTCTAAATCGCTAGATGCAAAGTCTATAGTAAAAAACTGCAGATCATAACCCCATAACAAAAACTCCACCTCAGAAAACGATAGTTCGGTATTTTTGTTTATATTGCGTTTGACTTGTTTAAGCCTCTTAAGATGGTTCCTTAGAATATATTTCTTATCTTGCAGAGCAAAATCTCTAAAGAGACGTGTTTTTTGAATTTTACTTTTAGGCATTTAAATGAATTTATTACGTAAAGATATGGAAGAACAGGCTTTTTTTTTAGAAATACAGCGTTTATCTGACGAAATGGAAGATGTTATAAAGAAACACGGGATGGAGGATAGGGTTATGTCAATAATGGTTACAGGTCTTATAGAGCATGACATATTTGGAAATTCAAGACTACAAGCTTTGTACAGCTATAGCCTAGACTCAAGAGAAGAATTAGAAAGCATATTAGAATTTATTAATACTACCTGGGACGACACTGATAAAAACAACAAAGGCTATGATGGTATAGACGATTTGTTAGACGGAACAGGAATAGACTTAGAATAAAATGGAAGGACTTATTAGAAAAATTGTGGTCGGGAGAGACCCTAAAGACGCTATGGCTTATTACGTTGGCATGCGGGCAGGAGCAGGAAAGGTCAGCACAATAATACAAGATGAATCTTATTTACATAAATTTGGGAAGACAAGATACCTTGTGTACATGGAGGATGACGAAAGCTTACAAACGTTATGGAAAGCTATAGACGGTATGCCATGTATGTTAGAGTTTGATTGTAATTTTTAATTATGAGTGAAAGTAAAGGATTAGGCGACTCTGTAGAGAAGCTAGCTATGAGGCTAAAAATTAAACAACTACTTGAAGCCCGCAAAAAAAGAACAGGAAAAGATTGCGGGTGTTCCAAACGTAGAGATAAATTAAATAAAATATTCCCATATAAAAACTCTAAAAATGAAGACGTTTAATCTATTCGTTGTTAAATTAGAAAACAGACTTAAAGACACCATAACCACAGAAAGCGGATTTGAACTGTACGTAGATGCAAAGTTTAACGACTTTAGCAACAGAACGACAGAAGGCCCAGTAGTATGTGTCCCTTTTAAATACAACACAGGAGTAGAAATTGGAGACACTTTGTACTTTCATCACTTAGTTGTGCTAGGGGGAGATAACAATGGTCAGATATTTACAGAAGAAGACAATACCTATATAGTAAACTATGACCCTAAACACGCTATATCTAATCAAGCCATAGCATATAAAAGTAAGAAGGATAACAAGATAAGATGTCTAACTGGGTGGTGTTTGTTAAAGTCTACAGAGCAAGAAGAGCTAAGCCTTAAGTCAGACGTTATAGAGATAGTAGAGCTAGAAGAAAAGCTACCTACTAAAGGTGAGGTGGTATACACATGTAAAGAAGCCGATGAGATAGGTGTTATACCTGGAGATATAGTAGGTTTTAAGCAAAACAGAGATTATCGTATAACTATAGACGGGGTGGAGTATTACCGAACCCGCGCAGAAGATCTTATGTATGTCGAAGACTAAATTCACCACGATAAGTGCGGCTACAAGACTTATGAGGAGTATGGAGGTAGCTATAGACAACATGATAGACGAGGTAAAAAAGCCTGTTGACCCAGAAATAAACGGTAGTGCACGTAAAGCAGAATTACAATCCATAAAGCAAACGGCCACAGACTGTAAGGAACTGCTTATTGAGAGACAGCGCCTGGAACAGATGATTAAAGATTTAAAAGAAAGCGGAGAAATAGAGCAATCCAAAGACTACTCAGGCGGGTTTGCAGAACAGTTTTCAAAATGATACGTTGTCACACCTGTCAAAGAATTAAAGAGAAAAAGGATTTCTATTCACAAAGTGACGGTGTGAAAACATTTAAATCATGCATACCTTGCACATCAAAAAACATAGCAAAGCAAAAGAAGAAGATATATAAATGGGTAGACGATTATAAGGCTGCTGCTGGGTGTGCACACTGCGGGACAAAAGATATGCGGTGCCTGCAACTGCATCATAGAGATTCTGAAACAAAGAAAAGAAGTGTAGCTCAGCTTATAGGGAAGGGGTATATCTTTAAGACGGTTAAGACTGAAGTGGATAAATGTGAAGTCTTATGTGCAAACTGCCACTCTATACATCATCACGAAGAAAGAAGATCTGGGAGCTGGGGTGCGGGAAAATATATTGGACAGGAACAGGTGGAAGAGGAGTGTGCACCTATAGTTGAACAGTTAGAACTTTTCCTTAACTTTGTAGATGAATGAAACTTAAGAGAAACTACAAAAGGGAATACAGTAAATTCCAGTCTTCGAAGAAAGAGAAGAAGAATCGTGCTCTTAGGAATAGGAACAGGAGGAGATTAACAAGAATGGGGTTAGTAAAGAAAGGGGATGGGAATGATATACATCACAAAGGCGGTAAGGTGATAGTGATGAAAGCCTCTAAGAATAGGGGTATAGCAGAGAAATCAAGATTACGCGGATCTAAGCGTAAAAAAATTAAATAAAATGGCAAAATATCAATGTAATTGTTTGGATCACGAACAAGACCTGACTAAAGTAACGGCTAAGATAGTAGATGGAAAAGTTGTTAGCGACGTTAAATGTCCTTGCGGGCAATATATGGATTTAGCTGAACCTAAAGCAGGTTTTCCATCTCTTGGAAGAATGAATAAGAATGGTAGTAGCTACTAATGTCCGTATTATTAGATTTAGATGAGTATGATGACCCTGCTGTCAAAATTTGTCCCAACGGTACGAAAGGTGAAATTGTCGAACTCGGTGATCTATTCATTTGTCTTCCGAAAAGGCCGCAAAAGAAAGAAATTTTCGGATATAAAAAATCAAAGTCTATGCAAGTGTGGGAGAGGACACCTATGCCGCAGGAATTGTCTCGTATTCGTTCTATGGACGAGTGGGCCGAGATGCCGAGGGAGTTCAGAGAAAAGTTTCGTCCATATGTCGAGGAAGAGTTTCGGCGCAGGCGTGAGGGTTTTTGGTTTTATAACAACGGTGAACCTATATATATTACGGGGAGGCATTACATGATGCTTCAATGGACGAAGCTGGATATCGGTTACCCTTACTTTTTAAACTTTCAACGTGAGATATTTTTACACATGGCTGCTTGCGAGGTTGATCCTCGTTGTATTGGTCAGCTTTATACTAAGTGCCGTCGTTCTGGTTACACCAATATATGCTCTGCTGTACTTGTCGATGAAGCTACACAGGTTAAAGATAAGCTTATGGGGATACAGTCGAAGACGGGAAAGGACGCACAAGAAAACATATTTATGAAGAAGGTAGTTTACATGTTTAGAAACTACCCATTCTTCTTTAAACCTATACAAGACGGTACAACTAATCCACGTATGGAGTTAGCTTTTAGGGAGCCGTCGAAACGAATAACCAAAAAGAACAAAACTTCACAAAGGGGCGAAGCTCTTAATACGGTTATTAATTGGAAAAATACAACTAACAACGCATACGACGGTGAGAAGCTACACCTCTTATATTTAGACGAAGCAGGAAAATGGGAAAGACCTACAGACATAAAAGACGCTTGGAGGATTCAGAGGACGTGTTTGATCGTAGGAAGAAGAATCGTGGGAAAGGCAATGGTGGGAAGCACGGTAAATCCAATGGACAAAGGCGGGAAGCAGTACAAGAATCTATGGAAGGATTCAAACCCTTTGGAGAGAAACGCGAATGGTAGAACGGTAAGTGGATTATATAGACTCTTTATACCTGCTCAGGAATCTTTAGAAGGATTTTTTGATGTTTATGGTAACCCTGTTGTGGAAACTCCAGAAGAAGAGGTGGAAGGTATAGATGGGGAGAGCATAAATATAGGGTCGAAGAGGTATCTTAAGAATGAAAGAGAGTCTTTAAAACACGATCCGTCTGAGCTTAATGAGGTTACGAGGCAGTTCCCTTTTACCGAAGATGAAGCCTTTAGGGATAGCATCGAGGGTAGCCTATTTAATATAGGTAAGATATATCAGCAGATAGAATATAACGATGAGCTTTTTCCAAACCCTGTAGTAAAAGGTAACTTTATATGGAAGGAAAAGGACAAAGAGGTTGTTTTTAGTGCCGATGTAAATGGTAGGTTTAAGGTTAGTTGGATGCCGCCTGATGAGCAACGTAACGTAATAAAAGTCGATAGGGGTAAGAAGATTGCTCCGTTTGCAGATAGAGGATGTGGGGGTGTTGACTCTTATGACCTTGATGCTACACTAGATGGCAGAGGTTCTAAAGGGGCTATGCATTTATATAACAAGTTTCATATAGAAAACCCATCAAATATGTTTATTGTAGAGTATTGTTCTAGACCAGATCTAGCTAAAATATTTTATGAGGATATATTAATGTCGGCATTTTTCTACGGGTACCCACTCTTAGTGGAGAACAATAAGTACGGTATCGTAAGATACTTTGAGTCAAGAGGTTACGACGGCTACCTAATGGATAGACCTGAGCACCTCAAAGGTGCGTCGGCTACCGTTAATGTAAAGACAAAAGGTATACCATCTAACTCTCAGGACGTCATACAGTCTCACGCTCAAGCGATAGAGGCGTATGTACATGACCACGTGGGGGTTAACTACGACTCTGGAGATATGGGGAAGATGTATTTCAACGATACGATGGAAGATTGGATAGGATTTAAAATAGACAAAAGAACAAAATTTGACTTAACTATTAGTTCAGGATTAGCGTTACTTGCAGCGCAAAAATCTAAACCTAAAGAGCGTGCTAACTTTACTGAGAGTAAATTCTTTAGGAGATATGAAGTAATCGGTTGATTCACTATATTTGCATAATATGTATGGACACGACGACGTAAACAAAAAAAACGGGTTTCCAGACCCTATGGCTGACCAGTTAACTAAAGAGTCCGAAACATACGGTCTCCAGTACGCTAAGGCTATACATTCCCAGTGGGGTAGAATGAACGAGGCTTCATCGCTGTTTGGGAAAAGAAATAAGATATTTGAACGTAATAGAGATTATGCTAACGGTACTCAGGATACGAGTATATACAAGCAACTCCTTAACTCCCTATCCCCAAACAAAGGGGACGGAAGTCTTTTAAACTTAGATTATACACCTGTACCCATCTTACCAAAGTTTGTTAAAGTGGTGGTGAATAAAATACTTTCTAGAGATCCGTACCCTAACTTGGAGTCTGTAGATCCTTTATCCTCGTCTGAGAAAAACAAGAAGAAAGATAAGATAAAGATGCAGGTTGAGGCAAAGGAACTGCTTCGTAGTCTAAAGGAAAAAACAGGGGTTGTTTTAGATATGGACCCTGACAACATACCAGACACTTTAGAGGAGGCTGAGATTTTTATGGATACAAACATAAAGACTGACGCGGAGATTGCTGCACAGATTGGTACTAATATGACTCTCTCCTGGAGCAACTTTTCAGACACAACATACAGAAGGGCTGTTAATGACTTAGTGGCGTTGGGAATGTCTGTGGTAAAGAGGAAGAACGACCCAAACAAAGGTATAGCACTTGAGTACGTAGATCCTATTTCTTTTGTTCACAGTCATACAGAGGATCCTAATTTTGAAGATCTAGTATATGCTGGGGATGTTAAGCGTATGCCTATTCAAGAATTAAAAAGAATAGCTGGGGATCAACTTACAGAGGAACAGTTTAAAGAAATAGCTAAACAGTCTAAAAACAAACAGGGTAACGATCCAGGTAAACTTACTCAATCTCATTACGACGAAAGATTACAAAGAACTATGTACGGGTATGACGAGTATATGGTTGATGTTTTAGATTTTGAATTTGTGTCTGTTGATTGTATGCACTTTGAGGAGAAAGAAAGCAGACACGGAAATAAAGGCTTTTACTATAAAGGTTTTGAATACAAAGAAAAATCAGGTAGTGTGTTTGAGCGTACTCCACATAAGATGGAGATGGCTATAGTGTATGGTGGTAGCTATGTACTTGGAACAGATTACACTTTTGGGTATGGCAGGAAAAAGAATGTACCTAAAAACATTCACGATATATCTAAAGCTAGACTATCTTATTCTGTTGCGGCTACAAATATCAGACGCATGATGCCTAAGTCTATGGTAGAAAGCTGTACGGGTTTTGCTGATATGTTACAGCTAACGCATCTAAAGATCCAGCAAGCTATTGCTAAGGCTAAGCCAGATGGATTAATCATAGATATTGAAGGGTTGGAAAACGTACAGCTCGGTAAAGGCGGGGAGTTGCAGCCTCTGGAGCTGCACGATATATACGAGCAGACGGGTGTATTCTATTACAGGAGTAAGAACCCAGAAGGCGGTTTCCAAAATCCACCAGTACGTGAGATAGGAAACACTATACGTAACATAAATGAACTTATTGGTTTGTACAACCACTACATGCAACTTATCCGAGATACTACGGGGATAAATGAAGCTATGGATGCTTCATCACCAAAAGGTGATGCACTCGTAGGGGTTCAGCAGCAAGCTATTGCAGCGGGCAATAACGCTATATACGATATTACAAATGCATCTATGATGCTCTTTAAGAGAGTATGCCAGGATGTAGTTAAGTGCTTACAGATACTACCCGTAGAGTCTGTACTTCATAAGATATATACTAATGCTATCGGAGAGGAGAATATGAAAGTCCTTTCTTCTTTCAAAGATTTATCTATGTATAACTTTGGGGTTCAGGTAGTTAAAGAGATGGAGGATGAGGATAGGCAGTATCTTGAGCAAAACATCCAGATGGCAATACAACAACAGCAGATAGATCTTGAGGATGCTATGGCTGTTAGAGCTCTTAAGGATGTTAACCAGGCTGAAAGATTGCTTGTTATACGTAGAAAGAAGAGAATGACTGAGCAACAGCAGATAGCTCAACAAAACTCTGAGCAGCAGGCACAGCAAGCAGCTCAAGCAGCGCAACAAGCTTCGGACGCTAGAATGCAAGAGCTTCAGGCTCAGTCTCAATTAGATCAGCAGGAGATACAACTCAAAGCTCAGCTAGAGATGCAGTTAGCACAGATGAAGCATGAGTTTAACAAAGAGATAGAAACTATACGTGCTCAGGCAACGCTAGGATTTAAAGAGGATGATCAGAACTTTAAAGAGAAGTTAGATGTACTTAAAGAAGATAGAAAGGATGAGCGTCAGGTAGCCCAGGGGGATCAACAGATGGCTATGAAACAAATGGAACAACAGCCTGAGGGCCAAGAACAAATGATTTAATATGGCTAAGATAAATTTCGATACAGCAAAAAAACTTGATATAACCTGCCGAAGGGGAGATTCTTTTGAGTTAGAACTTACGTTAAAAGACTCAAGCGGTATACCTATAAATTTACACGGACAAACTACCAATTCTACTGCTTATCACTTTGAAATGTTAGTTACGTCACCTCTTCTTGGCGAAAATACTATTGGTGGTAATGGAGTTTTAGCAAGCACAACGAATGTTTCAGAGTCGCAATTTGCTCTTGCTGATATTAAAGTAACTCTTAATGACGATACAAACTCCACTACGGCTGACACAAGTGATGCCAGCTATAATCCATCAACAGCAGCCACAGGAAAAGTGAAGTTTTCAATGGGGAAAACGGATATGAAATTTGAAACATTACCAGCTTATTTAAAATCTAACCACTACGTGTATGATATTAAATATGTCGCTCCACAATCACTTATAGATAGTGAGCATGAGCACAAAACTATTTTATTTGGAAATTTTGTTTTAAAAGGAGATCCAAGTAGAACAACCTTATAATGTCTGTAACTGTCTCTACAACCTCAAGCTCTGTTACTGTAACCTCACCAACTCAGGTTATAGCAAAAGCTACAGCCGCTGTAGAAGTTTTAGCTACGGCAACAAAACCTACAGTTATAAATGTAACTGCGGTTTTAAATAATAGATCACTAAGATGAATACACTAAAGAAAAATAAAGGGGGGAAGCTTACGATTTCTGACAAGAAAGTAGAGGTGGCACCACCTAAAGGATATCATTGGATGGAAGATCGAGGTAGATATTTTCTTATGAAAGGAGATTACGCACCGCATCCAGGCGCAGTAGAAAAAGCAATGTTTAAACTATCTAATCATCCAAAATCATGAAAAGACCAGGTTTATGGGCCAATATAAGGGCAAAGAAAAAAAGAGGTGAGTCACCAGCTAAACCAGGTGAAAAAGGCTACCCTTCAAAAAAATCATGGAAGAAGGTTACGTCTCTTGGTTACGGGGGTAAGGTCAAAGTAGTTAAAAAAAAGAAACGTAAATAATAACTATATTTGCATATAAACAAAATTAAAAATGGCAACGACAGCAACAATATCACTGACTAGCGACATAACTGGCGACGCGCTCAGTATAAACGAGTCGGCTACTTTAACTAAGTCTGGGTCTAATGTTACTAACCTTGATCAGTTTACTGGGGTAAACACAGTATATTACGCTGCTGCTCAGACTGAAACTAACATAGTAGCAGCTGCTGATTACCCTGACACTACCGTAGCTCACAAAGTATACATAAGAAACGCAAGTACAAGCACGACTTGTACGCTTGAAGTAGATATTGATTCAACAGCAAACGAACCTTTAGGTAAACTATACTACAACGATTGGTGCTTTTTCCCGTGGATGGGTACAAAGGATATAGACATTTCAACCAACGAGGTTGGTGTAACTGTAGAGTTTGCCGTTATATCTCAATCGGTAGCATCATAACATAAGACAATGGCAACAACGGCAACATTCACATTAAGTACCCCAGACTTTACGGGTGGGGGTTCATTTTCTGTAACAACCACTTTATTAAAAGCTGGGACAAGCACTGGAATAGATCAATTCACAGGTATTGCAAGGGTATATAAAGCTGCAGCAACAGCCGATATATCTTTAGTTGCTAATGGCGATTATGCAGACGATAAGTCTCACCGACTTTATGTTAAAAACACATCTACCACAGAGCCAGACACTTATGTTCTTATGGAGGTGGGTAGTAACGAACCAATAGGTAGATTATTCCCAGGGGACTGGATGTACATACCTGTTGATGGGACAGAAGATATTAAAGCCACAACCTCTGCTGTTGGTATGAGCTTTGAGTGGGGATTATTTCACGAAGGATAATATATAGATAAATGGCAACAGTATCAGCATCATTAAATTTAACTAGCGCAGATCTTACGACTGGTGGTATTACGGTATCGACTAGCACTAACTTAGTTAAGGCTGGTACGAAAAAGACTGGGTTGTCTCAAACTACAGGGTTAGCCACAAAGACTACATCTTATGCAAGCTCTAGCGTTATTGACACTACGGTTTTATACCGAGGGGACGACTACACTACAAATGGGGCAAACAAAGTATACTTAAAAAACTTGTCTAACGTTGCGTCTGAATATTTTACAGTGTATATGACAGGTGATAGAGCAGTCGGAGCGCACGATGCAACAGACCAAACTATTACAGCTTTAACCGAAATAGGTAGACTGTATGCTGGTGATTTTGCATTTTTCCCATGGAATGCTACAGGTGGTACAAAAGAAACTTTTACGGTAACGATAGCAGACACATGGGCTGCAGGAGACACGTTTGTATTTGATGGGGTAACTGTTGTTGCTGCTAACTCAACGGTAGCTAATATTGCTACTCAGATTGATAATGCTCAATATCCAAACTGGGTTACTAGCGTTTCAAGCGTTGTTGTAACTTTTGTGTCTAGGTATGCAAACGCAGGTATTGAAATTGATACTAGCGAAGCTGTTAGCACAACAGCTAGTGATGGGTCTGGAGCTGTTGCAACTACCGTTGAAGGCACAAGATCTGTGTCGGATATATACATTAAACCAAGTGTTGAGACAGAGATGTCATTAGAACACATGTTAATACACGAGTAATGGGGAATGTAACAACAACATTAAGAATTTCATCTGCCGACGTTTTAAGTACGTCTGTGGATATAAACGTATTAGCTAACCTAAATGCCGATAGCGGTACATTAAGTAGGGCTAAGGTGGTAAAGACTTCTGTGGATGCTAATGCGTTAGAGGTGTATACGGTGAACGATAAATCAGAATCTGCATACTTATACTTAAGAAACTTAGACGTAGAAAAAGAAAACTACGTATATGTATATAATGATACAGATAGCGACGGGTTAGTGGCTAAAGTTGGTGGAGGGGAGTTTTGTTTTATACCTGTGGCTGTAAATAAAGGTTACAGAGTGTATGGGACAAGAGTAGATTCCATGGTGGAATTTGCTGTATTCGGTTTAGATAGCTCAGCTGCAGGACCATTTAATCAAAGCTAAATAATATAAAGACATGGCAACATTAGCAAATCAAGGAGTAGCATCACAAGCATCATTCGGACAATTAGGTAGTACTCATATTGATAGAACAGGAACGGATTACACATGCCCTAGCGGTATGGTGTTTGTTGCTGTTACTTGTCTTGAAGATACTACATTTACACAGCTAGAAGCTGAAGATAATACTAGGTATTTTGGAACTGACGGTACTGATCAAGATGTAGACGGTCCTGGTGATTATGTGACTACAAGCACTGTTTTTCCAAAAGGATTAACTATTTATGGGAGATGGGATACTATCGACCTTGCGTCAGGAAAAGTAGTTGCTTACTACGGTCCATCCAATCAGCCAGCTGTAACAGCATAATAGAAAACAAATAATTTAATATAATGGAAGAACAATTTGAAAAAGTGGAGATCTTTGATACTCCCGAACAACTTGCTGCCTCTATGCAGGCAGACACACAAACTACAACTACAGAGGAGGCTCCACAACAGGAGTCTCAACCTGTTTCTGAACCAGAAGTTCAGCAGGAACCGCCTGTAGAGACTCAACCAGAGGTAGAGGCGCAGCCAGAACCTCAAGTTGAACAACAAGAAACTACAGCTTCGCAGGAAACTGCAGAGCAACCACAATATTCAGAAGATCAGATAGAAGAGGCGGTGTTCTCATACATGAGCGAAAGGCTCGGACGGGACGTTAACTCTCTTGATGATTTTATGAACACCCCGCAGGAGCAAAACCCTCTTGATGAAAGAATCGCCGCGATAGCAGAGTTTGTCGAAACGACAGGCCGCACACCGCAAGATTGGTTCAGGTATCAGTCATTAAATCCGTCCGAAATGAACGATTTAACAGCCGTAAAGGTTGA